CTACTGCGCTCCCGCAGCTCGGTAGATACGCCCGTTCACTCCTTCACAGCCGTACGAAGTCCGCATCCAACGGCAGCGGATCCTCGACAGGCCCAGGAGGCCTTCGGGGGCAACCTCGAATTTGCGCGACGAGCATGTCGATCGTGTTCGAACACTCGTAACCACCGAGCGGGTACTCGGGGTATCTAGTGGGCGTAAATTCGCAGCTCTCCACCATCTCCCACTTTAACTTCTCTTCCCATGCCCGCTGGAGAAGCTTGAGGATTTTTTCTTCCTCGGGCCGGGTCTTTTTCGAACGAAGAGCGATACACAACTTCCGCTCTTCAAACCTCCGGATCGCAGGCGTATCCGACTTTGCTTTCACATAGCCAGACGCGCGCATACGTTGAACCTTGTCACGGATAATGGTTCTTTCCTCTCCAGGCGTCATCGAGTAGTCAATCGGCCTACTGACAACCGGAAAAGGGTTCACGTCTTGTCTCTCTCGAGAAAACTCGGGATACTCCCTCAGAGCAGAAACGATCTTCTTATCCTTAAGGATCCGTCGCCATAGTGGTGCCGGCAACGAGCTCTGAATTTTTATTGTCTGGCGACGGAGTGGTTCAATATTGCGACGGACCATGCGGATAAAACCGCTGGGCGTCCGGGCAGCCTTGGAGGCCTCACCGATCACGTCAGCCACGGAGTCCCTCATAAAGAGAGCGGCGCAGTTTGTCTTCTTCTGTTTAATGCAGGCCGTAAAGAGGGTGGAATTGATTTCTCCCTCCGTATCGCTTTGCATTGTCTTCTCCTCGTTAACCACGAGGCCTACCTCCCTACCGTGTTTCAAAACCCGACGGTAGAGTCCAACCCCCGATGGAAGGGGTTCTTTAAACAGAAGATCATCGCCGTTGATGAGACAGCGATGACTCGTCCATTCCTTGAACGAGATTTCACCCTGAAGGCACATTTCGTGTAATGCCATGTCAACAACCGTCTTATTTATAAGACAGAGGATCGGGAAGCTCATCACGCTCCCCATCGGCTGACCACGAGTCGCAACGGGACCACCTTTCTCAAAGCGTAAAGCTCCGAGAACGTCCAAGCAAAGTTGCTCCTCGGGAGACATGGAATGTGCCTTCTCCTTTAAAACGTCTATGCAGGTCCTGACATACTCAGCCTTAATATTGTCGGTGGCGGCTTTGTAGTCGATACTAATAAACGGACCATTACCGTTTAGACCTGTGACGTGTTCGTGGGTGGGCTCCCCCACTAGTAGCCATCCCTTCCTTTGCAGTGAGCTGTAGAGGGAACGATGCAATGGGCTAAGAGTCTCCGTATTGAAACTAGAGTACAAAGTTACAATACGGGGCTTACCTGAAGAAAAAACGAGGGAAGCCCCGCATTCTTCATGAAACTCCTCAGACACCCAATTGCCTCCCTCTCTACGCGAATGGTTTAGAGTCGCGTTGCCCGTCGGGATATACGGGTACTGCTTTCGGTTCCAGCCGGATTCGACATTCATGGACAGGTACCTCCGGAAGGTACCAAGATGTCCAGCGTCAACCACAACGCACTGGAACCGCTCTCCTTTATAGACCTCAATTTTCTTTTCGTTCAGAGTAGAGCACCACTTACATGGTGTACCCTCCAACTTCTGAGAAGTCTTAATACTTAATTCAGCCAATGGTGAAAGGTTGTCACCAAAGACTGCCCTGACTGTGGATCGGAGAGAACCACAAGGAGTCAGTGACGGTATTTTGTTGACGCGTCGCAGCCCAAGTTCG